TCTTAGCGCTGCTGCTAGGTATGAAGTTCACCACGTTTAAGAATAAGGAGCAAGAGAAAGTCGTAGCTTCTCTCCAAGCAAAGGTTGAAGTACTTGAGAAGAGTTCTCAACAACTAGAGGAAGAGCTGCCGAAGAAAGTGATGGCGACAATGCTGCCTGTTGCTAAAGCAGTTCAGAAACTCAATCAGCAAGTCGGACTGTGAATATCAAGCAGGCTAAATCAATTGCTTTTGGAAGCAAGCCTGCTACAGATTTACAGCAATACTATTCTGCCTGGCAGTGGCTACACGATAATGACGTGGAGCTGACGCAAGCTGATGCAGATTTTTTAGATAAACTTATATGTGACGGACAGATTACAATAGATAAGTAACGAGGTAATACTAGTGTCTGCACCTGCAAGTTTAAGAACTAAACCGATTGACCGCAGACGCCTGAGTATGCAGGACCGCTCTAGCTATAAGCCTCAGCAGAGGCTAGGAGCGATTGCAAAAGCTAAAGCATTTAAACAACGCTACGCAACACAACAACAGCGCAAGCCCTTTGCTACCGAACAGAAGCCAGGTACAGGTGGCTTTACGCAAGGCATCGCTAGGCAGCAAGAGCGTATGCGTATCAAAGGACAAGAAGAACGCAGAGCAAAGTCATTTAGGCCAGAGAATGCAATCAGTAATGATATCTACCAAGAGCTGGCTACTTAAGTCTCTGCTCTAGAAAAACATAAAAAAAGACCCTACGATAGTAGGGCCTTAAATGTTATTCAGTTGTAGCAGTACTGAACACCACGGTAGGTGTAGCAGCGACCTGCTTTATCTTCACGGGTCCAGGTCATAGTCTGGAGTTCGTTTTGAATGTGGTGCTGACGCTCTGCCTGAGTGCGCAATTCTTTTTTGCGTGCAGAAACTAGACCACGAACAGTGAGGTTAGACATTAGATTTTCTCCAATAAGTGTGAATGAATTCCCGTTGCTTCAGCTCTCAAGGCTTACTTGCGAAGTCAAAGACTTTCAACGCACTTAATATAATTGTAGCTATTGTTACTGGTTCACGGCGAACATTAGTGCGTAGCAGCCCACGTCTCGCCGTGGTCAGCAACAGCAGTAATCGGCACACGGAAGTTGTAATAACGTCCAGCTTCAGGTGCTGCTGCTTCTAGGATTTCTTTGACCCTATCAACTTCAGCAGGTACAACACTGAGCTGAACTTCATCGTGTACGTACGCACAACGTGTGTAGTCAACATCGTAAGTCAGTTGTGCAGTGTCCAACATATCTTGGGCGACCACCACCCAGCGCTTTGAAAGAATAGCTCCGGCTGATTGCAGGAGATAGTTGAGTGAAGAGTGCTCGGCCTTGCAGAATATAGGCCGCCCATCAAGACCCCTAAGACGACCACGGGACCTAACTTTAAGTTTAACTGCATCAATTAATGGCTCCAAACCTGGGATAGCGTCAAGGAATTTGCGCCGCAGCTCTTGACCTAGCTGCTTCTTCTGTGCATCAGACAGTGCAGGGTTAAGTGAATGCCCCAGCTTCTGGTCACCAGCGCCATAGATAAAGGCGTAGGTGATGGTCTTCACTTCACGTCTAGTACAGCCAACACGGTCAGCATTTTGCTGGTGGATATCACCGTTGACGACAACGTCAGCGAAGGCACCCTCGTCATAGATAGAGAGGTAGTGACCCAGTGCTCTAAGCTCAAGACCTTCAAGGTCAGCACCAACCATCACGTGACCAGGGTGAGGCACAAACAACTGACGTGCCCACGGTGCGGACACCACCTGACCCAAGTTGGGTCCACGGTGCGCGTTACGCCCGGTCTGTGTAGCAAGGGAGCAACTGTGATGAATACAGTTGTCGTCTTCAATTGTGTTGAACCAGGAGTTTGTCCCCTCCGACAGCTGACCCAGCCACTTTTGTAGCGTCAGCAAACGGATAAACATATTGCACTCCTCTTCCAGCCGCTCATTGCCCTGCTGGATTGCAGTGTCTCGCATTTCCGACATCGTGGCTTCATCAACCTTCGGCTTACCTGTATCAGTCACCTTGGTAAAACGAGCACCACGGAAGTTCTGTAGTGCCCACGCAATGTGTTGACGGCTAGTGGGATTGAAGTCCACAAGCTTGGTCATTGGTGCACCAGCTACATAACCCTTGGTCTTGTTAGCACGCTTAGGTGTATAGACCTTGCCTGGTACATACACAAACCGTGAGGTAATAGTCTTCTCTAGTTCTTCAGCTTCTGCCTGAAGCTCACCACGTACACGCTCGGCAGCTGATACATCAAAGCGGAAGCCACTGGCTTCTTGTTGGGCCATGAGTTCAGCCATACGCATCTCAAGCGCGACGTAATCATTGATAGTCATTCATCCTCCGTTGCATAAGTTGCCAAAGTTTTAGTGTCACTTCTGTATCCTGGATACAGTAATCAAGCATCTCGGGTGTATAGGTATCCCAGTTGCCTTCGTGCTTACCGAAGTCACCTTTAAAGCATTTCAGCCGGTAACCCCAGGCTTCAAGTGAATGTCTTCCGTACAATCGTTGCGGCATCCCATCTGGTCTGCGCTCAAAATCACGGTCGCTAATGTGGGGATAAAACAAGCGAGACAGAACAAGAGTGTCAAGCACTTGTCCTTGTGGATTAAAGTCTGGATACTGTTCTTTAATGAGTGGAATGTCATAGCCAATAATGTTGTGTCCAATTAGAACTTCTGCTTGTTCAAGGAGCTTGACCCCTTGAAGTAAATCACGCTCAGGCTGATGGTCAAAGACAGTAGTGCCGCCATCGATAGCATCACGCATAACAATGCAGTGGATACGTGAGCCTCTGCGGAGTAAGCCAGTAGATTCAAGGTCAAAAAGAAGTTGTGTCTTCATCGTGGGTAGTTGCTGCATCTGTTGGATCGTATTCATCCGTTTCAAATGGGTTCGAGTTGCGGAAGAGTTCCGGGTCAATGTTTCGGTCATATACATTCTTTGTAAATCTTGGGTCCTCGTCTTCAAACATAGGCTCAATAGCTATGGTTAGTTCTCGTGCTAGACGAGCAGCACGTCTGAATTCATCTTTGTAAAACGGTTCCCACTCGTGAGCTAGTACAACCAAGCGACGAATACCCATAAGGTGCGCTTGGAATACAGAGGTAGAGAACGGATACCGAGTGCTGTAAATGGTCGCACCGGTAGAAGGTGTACCGTGCTTTGCCGCAGCAGCAATTGCATAGGAGATGCAATCAACTTCAACCTTGCTATCAGTCAAGATGCTTCGTCCATCACCAATGATTTCACGGTCACGCACAATCACACAGCCACCTGGTGACTTTGGATGAGTTGAAGCAGACTCGATAGTCTTTGCTACAGCAACAAAGAATCGGTCTTTATTTTTAATGTAAGTGGGGTCACCTTTAGGGCTTTGCATAATCCACAGTTTGATTCTTTTAGTTCTATATTAAGTAGTAAGCAAGAGAAATGTGAGTAACAATGGCTAAATTTGAACAGGACAACACCGACAATAAGTATATAAGTTTCTACAATGCGTGGCAAGAAGGTAAAGGTGACCGTGTGAATAGTCCAACGCATTACACACAAGGCACTCAAGAAGCAATTGAGATTATCGAAGAAGCAATTGATGCTGCACCATCAGTTCAAGCAGGGATGCTTCAAGCACAAGTGCTGAAGTATTTGTTGCGTCTATGGCACAAAGATAATCCTAGTGAGGATGCACGTAAGGCACAGTGGTATTTAAACCGTTTAGTCAATTCGCTAAACTGATATAGCCGCTGGTAAGCGGCCTGATCAGCAGCGCTTGAAGTAAATATACTTGTCGCGTAAGTTAATAGTCTCGTGTGCGAGTGTGTGATTAGCAAGAACAGAATATACTTCAGCTGTATCTTTAGTTGAGTGAGTGAAGTTAACAGAGATACCTTCTTCATAACCTGATACACCAGGCGCATACCAAAGTGAAGGAACTAGAAAGTTCCACGGTTCAAGATCTTGAGACACCCAACTGTTCAGTTCCTCTAGGCGCTGGGCAGTTTTTATTATGTGCTGTTCGTGTGCTTCACACTCAGGCATAGAAGCACAGTTGTTAGAGAGCAACGCGTGCTTCCACATCAGCGAACCATCTTTATGGATGAGACGGCAAGGGTGAACCTTAAGACCAGAGGGCAAGTCATAGAAGTAACTAGGAGAGATATGCTTTGACATCAAATAGCTCCCCTGTTTTCTTCAAAGAACTCAAGGTCTTTAGACCAGCTGTCCCCTGCATACTCGTTGTAAATCACACGACCTACATCACGGAAGGTGTTGTAGAACAAAGTGACCTTATCAATATCAGTAAGCGTCTGGTCTACAGGTGGACCGTACACCAGCAGGTTCCAAGTCGAAGGAGACACAGCTTCAAATCCAGTAGACGTAGCACGCAGTTGCTTGACACGTTTGAATGGAATACAGACTGGGTAATCCCAAATGATGGGTGAAGCACGCAGTAGTTCAGACGCACTGCAGAAGTAGACAAAGCTATTGATATAGCCGTTACGGTACTCATTGATTGTCTTCATTAACCAAATGCGACAGTCACGCACAGCTCCTTTAGGTGAGACCCATACGTTGCCGTGCCAGTGTTCTTTGATTGGGTTAACCTCAATGCCTGGAACAGACGTTGCATCTACAAGTACCTGCTGTACAGGGTCACTTGTAGGGTCATAGTCAATGCTGCCCATAACAGTACGGGCACGTTCAATAAGTTGAGGCGTCGGATATAGCGGAAGCTTTAGTCCTTTAGCAGCAAGTTTATCCGCTAAATTCTTCTGCGAGCGCTCTAAGGCTTTCTTGGCTCCCACCTGCTTCGACNNAAATGTTCTTGTTCCAGCATCACTGATCAATGTAATTAGTACGTTTTTAGACCAGTCATTTTCATCAATTTCTTCCATCAGTCCACGCAGGAATTCGAGGATTTCAGTATCCTCTTCTCGCTCGGCAGTATGAATATCAAATTCAATTGAGTGCCCCGACATATAAGTAGTGGAGTCGTTGATTAAGTTGATGACTAGCGAACCAGCACCAGACTTTTCCAAACCACGCAGGGCAATGTCAATTAAGTCAGAAAGAATCAACTCGGCAGTAGCTAGCAAGAACTTTTGCTCTTGCTCTTTTTCAGCGCCAAATTTTTTTGAAGCAACTAATTGCTTGATAAGGTCGTTTCTTCTAGACATATAAAAATGACTCTTTGTTTAGGATAAGTGGTTTGCTACTCTTCTGTGGAGTTTTCCTCATTATCAGTAGCTTCTTTCAAACTATCAGGGTTAGGAATGTTTGATTGACTTGTGTGTCTACCCGCTAACATATCTTGAATGACTGCTTCAAACTTGTCGCCAAAGCCTACGTCAGGGTCAAACATTAAGTTAGTACGCTCTTGTAATTCAGCTTCAGCAACAATGCGCTCTTGCTCTTTCATTGCAAGTTCAATGTTGTACTCAGCAATCTGCTGCTTGAGTGTGTGTAGTTCGCAGGCAAGCTCAAAACTTTCAAGGTAGCTATCGGCGTCAACAAACACGCCAATCTTTTGAGGAATGAGATGAAAAGGATTACAGCAATACTTATTACCGCAAGTAGTTTTAACTCCAGTGAAGCCTAAGTCTCCCCAGGTCAGCCACATAGCTACACGCTGTGGGTGATGCTGTGTTGATGTACTGATGCCAATCCTACGCCAAGCAAACTGTGGTTGCTTAGTGCGTGGGTTGATCGTACCTTGCCAATCCCAGCACTCATCTGGTTGACCCATATCAACCTGAGACCAGAACTTCAATGCTTTAGCTCTGAATTTTTTGAGCAGCCTATCAATATTAAATGACAGCATACCTTCACGAGCAGTAGCNNTGGTGACTGTCATATCTCATTGAGTGAGATGAGAATCTACCAAGTGAGTGGCCGTGGTAGATACAGAGCTCACCTTCTTCTGCAGTGTTGGACATCTGCTGGAAGCGTCTGCCGTATGCATGACCACCTCGCTTTTTACTGGGCTGTGCTTCAGCCATTAGAAATCTCCTTCAGGTTTTACATAGCTACCACCGAGAGCAGGGTATTGCTCTTCTTTAGGCAGCGCTTCAATTTGATGATTGATCATATATTCGTAGCGAGTTGAGTTCTCGTACTTAATACGAACGAGCTTGGCGCGAGGCGTGTAGTACTCAGGTCGGCCTACAACAAGTGCAGGACGGCCATTGAATGCAACACGCACACGCAGACCGATTTGAATATCTTTTGCTTTCATGATTAGAAGTCGTTGAGAATATGGCTTTCAGTCAAGGGATCATCTTTGGGTCGAATCCAAAGACGAACAGACTTAGTTTTTCCAGAAGCTGGATCTTTGCGTGAAGTATTTAATCGACGCCAGTTGAGTGTCTGTAAGACATCAGCAACACGTCGTGCTTCACGTCTGCCCTGCTGTCTAGGGTCAAGGTCAAGCGCTTTAGTAAGAACATCAGCGGCAGTAACCTCTTCTCTAGTAGAGCAGTATGCACTTATCTTTTCAGT